TGGCAAAGTTCCACATTACCCTTCCACGCTTGATTTAGGGGAATTTGCAATCAACACTGTAGACGGTAAAGTCTTCATTGCAGCAGGTCAGGCAGGTGTTGGAGTTGGAACAACAGTACGAGAAGTTGGTCTTTCGACAGAAAATATACTGACTAGATCAGTAGATGTTGATGGTCCTATAGATGTAGACGGTCATACAAACTTAGACAATGCGAGTGTTTCAGGTATTGTCACGTTCAGTGGTAATGTAAAATTTGGTGCACAGGTACAAGATGGTGATGGTGGATTTGGTTCTAGTGGACAAATTTTTTCATCAGATGGCACAGACACGAAGTGGATAACTGTAGGTGACATCACAGCTGGTGCTGCTGCATCTGTTGGTGTCTCTGCTGACTCTACAAATGCATTACGATATCTTACTTTTGTTTCTGGTACAACTGGTAATAGATTTATAAGAGTAGATACAGATATAAATTATAATCCATCAACTAACACTCTGAACGTTAGTAATCTAAACAATCTGAACGCTACAGGTGTAAGCACGGTTTCTGGATTTACATTCCCTGTACAAGCAACAGATGACGGGGATAATGGACAGGTACTTGCCACAGACGGAAATGGTACCCTATCATTTGTTACTGCAGAGAGTGGTAGTGGTACAGCAACAACAATATCTCAAAATGCTTACACAGCAACAGCAGGGCAAACTACATTCACCCTTCCTAACTTATTTAATGATGGCACTAAGACATATCCTGTTGAAGTATTCTTCAATGGTATAAGAGGTAGAGTTGGTGCAGGTGCATCATTCGATTATCAACTATCTGGCACTCAACAGATTGTTTTCAACAATGGACTTGATGTAGGAACTAGAGTTGTTACCAAGGTTGGTTATGGTCACACTATAGATGAAAGACAATTTACTGCATCAGAAGGTGACACTACATTCACAATCTCAGGCGAACAAGCAGCACAAAATAAATTTCATTGTTATCTCAATGGTGTTATTCTAAAAAGAGGTACTGACTACACTGCTGGATCTCCAGTTGTTTTAGCAGTAGCAGCCAAAGCTGGTGATGAAGTTTGTATCATGAATGCTAACGCTGAAGAATTTTTTACCGCTAACGAGGGACAAACAAAATTTACCGCAACTGATACAAGCACAACTGCAACTAACACACAAGTATATCTGAATGGTATATTCATGGAGATTGGTACAGACTATACTTTAGGTAATCCATCAGTTACAGTCATCAACCCTGCTACAGGACTGACTGCAGGTGACAACTTTGATATTGTAATCACTCGATAAATAACAACATGGCAATAAATTCCAGACAAGATCTCATTGACTATGCTAAAAGGCAACTAGGTGCTCCTGTATTGGAGATCAATATAGCTGATGAGCAAATTGAAGATAATTTAGATGATACTATAACTTTCTATCAAGATCGTCACTTTGATGGTGTTGAGAAAATGTATTTGAAACACAAAATAACTAAAGATTTTACAGATACTGTACAAGCAAGTGGACAAGATGGAGCAGAAACTTCACTCGGTATAACCACAACGACAAGTTCAAGTGTGAACATTACAGGGATTGGAGCAACCACTTTTGGTTTTGAAGAAACACAAAATTTCATTCAAATACCAGACGCTGTGATTGGTATTGAAAAAGTATTTAAAGTTGATAGTCGTGCTATAGCATCTAACATGTTCAACTTGACATATCAGTTATTCTTGAATGAGATATACTACTTCAGTTCTATGGAGCTGATGCAGTATACAATGACGAAGAGATATCTTGAGGACATAGATTTTATATTACATCCAGACAAACAAATAAGATTTAATAGAAGACAGAATAGATTATACATTGATTCTGATTACAGTAGTATGAAAGAGGATGATTATCTTATTATAGAATGTTATAGAGTATTAAATCCTAATGATTACCCTAAAGTCTATAATGATAGGTGGGTCAAGAATTACTTTACTGCAAAATTAAAAAAACAGTGGGGTCAGAATCTCATCAAATATCAAGGTGCAAAATTACCAGGTGGTATAGAATTGAATGGGCGAGCAATATATGATGATGGTGTTGCGGAGATGCAAGCAATAGAAGATAAGATGTCAACAGAGTTTGAATTACCACCACTTGACTTTATTGGGTAATGGCACTAAACCCGTTCTTTTTACAAGGTAGTAAGGGTGAGCAAACGCTCTTACAAGAATTATCTAATGAAATGATTAGAATGCATGGCATTGAGTTTATCTATATGCCTCGTGTTTTGATCAAAGATTCGAGTGTCATGCGTGAGATCACCAGCTCAAAGTTTGACAGATCATTTCCTATAGAAGGTTATATAGCATCATATGAGGGATTTGATTCTAATTATAATTTACTTACAAAATTTGGTGTAAGATCTACAGCAGAGATGAAGATAATCATCTCAATAGACAGGTATGAAAATAGCATTGCACCTTTATTGTGGAAATTTCCTACTGCAGCAACAGGTCCTACTGGTAGGGCAGAAGATCAGAAAAGACCCTTTGAAGGGGATCTTATATATTTCCCACTTAGAGATATAATATTTGAAATAAAATATGTAAATGATTTAGAAAATTTTTATCAACTACAAGATAGGTACACATATGAGTTGACATGTGAACCATTCGAGTACAGCGACGAGGTTATCAATACTGGTGTCGGTGCTATAGATGATGACTTTGATGATGAAGGTTACAATGTCACAATGATACTTGGAGATGCGGGTGCAAGAGCAACAGCGTCGTCCACAATCGTCAACAATGGTGTTTATAAGGTTGATGTTCTAAATGGTGGCACAGGATATACAGTAGCACCTACTGTCAAAATTGATCCTCCTGTAGGTGGTGGTGTAAATGCTTCAGCAGTTGCCATAACATCAACAACAGGAACAAGGAACTTCAAGTCACTAAGAGTTGAAAGTATAAGAATAACAAATCCTGGTGCTGGATATACCATGGTACCAAATGTCCAGTTTCTTACTGAAGATGGTAAAGGAAGTGGTGCATCAGGTCTAGTTGGTGTGGGAACTGTCGGAGTAATTCAAACTGTAACTGTAAACTTCAAAGGTATTGGTTACTATGAATCTCCTCTTATCACTGTATCTGCTCCTCCAGCAGGTGGTGTGACTGGTATATTGACTGCTAAGTTTAATACCACTACAAATCAAATTGATCAGATTGATATTATAAATGCTGGATACGGTTATACTGTTGCTCCAACTATTACAGTAGCTGCTGCCTCTACAATAGGAAGTGGTACGTTCCAGTACGGAGAGATCATAACTGGTCAATCAACACTTACAACAGCGTTTGTAACTAAGTGGGATACGTCAACCAACACACTGTTAGCAAGAAATTTATCAGGGAATTTTGGAGTAGGAGAACAAATTACAAATGTTGGATATGGCACAGCCGTATATACGCTAGATAGTATTGACTATAGTGATGATGATGCGTACGAAACTGGTGATACTATTCAAACTCTTACGACAACAAGTATACTTGATTTCACAGAGAAAAATCCATTTGGTGAGGTATAATGTTAGGTAATTATTTTTACAACGAAACTATCAGAAAAACTGTAATTGCTTTTGGTACTTTATTCAACAATATAAAGATTAAAAGATTTGCAGCAGATGGTAAAGCAATCAATCAAATTAAAGTCCCAATCGCTTATGGACCTATGCAGAGGTTCTTGGCAAGAATTGAGCAACAAGCAAACTTTGATGACAATATAGCAATAACTTTACCAAGACTGTCATTTGAATTGCAATCATATTCTTATGATCCGACTCGTAAAGCTTCACCCATAACAAAATTTACAGCAAAAAGTCCAGCCCAAAAAACAAAAATAAAAAAAGTATTTTTACCTGTTCCATATGAAATAGGATTTAGATTGAGTTTTGCATCTAAGCAACAGGATGATACATTACAAATATTGGAACAAATATTACCACATTTTCAACCATCATTTCAAGTAACAGTAAATATGCTTGAGGGTATTGAAGAAAAAAGAGATATACCTTTCACTCTTACAAACGTATCATTTTCTGATGAGTATGAAGGAGATTTTTCAACTAGAAGATTCATACAATATGATCTTGATTTTGTGGCTAAGACTTACTTCTACTCTGAGGTTCCCACAGACGAGTCTGGAGTTATCAAAAAAGTTCAAGTCGATTACTCTACCGCTATCAGA